CAGGAGTCGGTTCTATAAATGTTTTGAAAGACCTATCAACGACTGCGTTAAATTTACTACGATCTAGAACAGTTCTACTTAAACGTACTTCTTCAGCCATTTCTTACAACTTTAAAAGTATTTGAGCCGTCATTTATAGTAGTAGTACCGCCGATCTCAGTCTTGATAAGGACTCTGTAGTGACGTTCAGGCTGAATGCCGCTCATATATACATCAAAGTAGTTACTGGTATTATCAGCGCTAATTTTAGTAAACGTAGTATCAAAATCAATTACCATCTCTTCGGTGTTCTCATCTTTAAGTCCCCAGTACGAAGTAGCGGGGAGAACATAGTTTGTTAGGTAACTTGAGCTAGTTGCAAAAGTTCTAGTAGGGTACTTCGGTCTTACACTCAGCCTGAATCTTTGCTTACCTTCGTCGGTGTAGTTCCCCTTATTATTACTGAGGGTGATGACGGGGTTATCCTCCGTGATCTGTGTTAAGGTGGTGCTCCTGACTGTATCGTCCCATTTAAACTCTAGGGCGGGCGGGTAGATGGTGTGAGTGTTGGCAGAGAAGTACTTTAGGAAAAGGTTTCTATTGGTTTGAAACTCCAAACTTCCGGTAAGCTTTAAAATAAAGCCGTTGTTTGCTAAACCGTATTGGGTCTGACCTATTGAATGAGAGTAGTGAAGCTTTACCGAATTAGTAACGTCTATGTCTAGGTCGTGGGTAGAGTTAATAGTGTGAGCCTGGGAATGATATAAGCTAATTCCATTAGAGCCGGTGTACCATAGTCCTCCCTCTACAGCTCCGCTTCCGGAGTACGAGGCTGTGGTGTTAGCTACTGGAGGGTTAGTCCAGCTGGTGGGGGGGTTGTTGTAAATCCAACTTACTCCATCAGTTGCATAAGGAACATCGCCAAATTTTCCGGTACCTCTGGCCCAGCTATCAAATAAAGGATAAGCTTCTACTTTGTACTCGATAGGAACTTCTTTACCTTCGGCTAGATATGCTCTTAATGAACAAGAGAAATTAAGAAGGTTAAGTCCTTTAGTTGCAAGAGAAGAAGATATCTCGTTGTTAATTAAATCTTTCTGTTCCTGGGTGTTAAATGCTATAACTGTTCTAGCTACATACCCGATATCTCCTACAAAGTAGGAGTCTACTTCCATTATCTCATCAAGACCGGTACTAAAAACCGGGTACCTTGAATAGAGAGTTGCTGTTTTGTCGGGAAAAATTCTATAGATTGCCATAGTTTATAATAAATACCTTATAATGAAGTTACGCGGCCGACTATGTCAGTGTCTGGGAATTTAATTTCAAAAATACAGGGGTCATATGAAGGATAAACGGTATTGTTTCTAGTTGCTCCTTTGATATCGTATCCGTACTGAGAGTAGTTACCTCCAACCTTATTAGTGACTTGTATACTCTGGACTGTTTGGACTCCTTTGACTCTGTCTAGTAACGGGAAGAGACTAGATAGGTTGATGCTTTGGTTAATATTCCATTTTTCTATTGCAAAAAAATCTTTAAGAACTTTGGTGCAGTTAAATAGTACATCTCTTCCTGCAAAATTAGGCAATACTATAATCTCGTAGGTTATTCCTATGTTTACTATAAAAGCATCTTTTATATTAACTGCATCCGTAATCATCTTATACTGACCTAAGTAAGTCTTTAAATTGGACTTTAAAGTAGCGCTAGATGTAGCGAGTTTTTTATTCCCATCGTATGATAGGATATAAAGAGATAGGGAGAGAGGATTACTATCAATTATGCTATCAGTCGTAGAATTACTACTCGTTAGCTGATCTTGGGTTACATAAGTTTTAGCTACTGTACCAAATTTAGGAGGCATTGAAAGAGCGCGGACAGCATAGTCATCTCTTGTTACTGTTCTTAACTGTTCGTTAAAACTTCTAAGTGAGTTCTGCCTGATTTCTTCAGAAGTATCTCCATCCCTGCCGCCGTCGGCAGAATTAGGATTTGTAAAAAGTAGACTACTTGCTGAACCTGTTACAGTTGCTGTTACTGAGGAGGCTAGTATAGTTGTGATGGTATCTGAAGGTACGTTAGCTTCAACGCCTCCGCCTGTAAGGTACCTGATGGTAAGGGTTGTGTTTGCGGGTGCTAGTCCGTAGGCTCCTGTGTACATAAAGTTAGAAGGGTCGTAAGCGGTGTCGATTTTTGACACACCTATAATCTGGTCTCCTAAGCCTACATTAGTAGGGTCTGGTGTTATTATGGAGTCGCTCTGTCCTGATGTACCTGCTCCGAACTGTACCTGAAGAGTGCCTGTGGATGTAAATCTAGTAACAAACCTTCGAGGTACTTTTTGTACCTGCAAGCTGTAGGGTGTGGTGCTGGCGTCGGAGCTTAGATTCGTCTGCTCTACAAATGTAGTATCTTGACCTAGATAAGGTACTTCGTACCATCTGGTATTCCCGGTCTCCACAATGTCTAAAACACCTAAGATATTATCATCAGTTATATTTACAGTCTTAAACTTCTCAGGTGCACCTACTGGCAGGGTTAGGGTCTTTACTTCTGCAGAGATAGCTTTTACTTGTTTTTTTAGTAGAAAAAGATTAATCGTATTGCCGGTTGATGAGTCGATACTTACCTCAGTTGGGTCGTAGGAGCTTGAAAATCCGAAGTTTACTGTATCTTCAATTAAAAACTTTACAGGAGATCCTGTAGTTGACTGAAGTTGTGTGTTGCCTAGTACTGTTAGAGCTTGGTCGTAATTAGGTACTTGCTGACCTCCTACTAGCTTAGCAGGTACAGTTTGGTAAACATCTAGAATCACTTGTGATGCTGTGCTTACTTTTGGACGGTATCCCATCGCATATGCGAGTGCGTAAAGGTTCTTACTTTCCTGGGCGTATTGTAGGTATGTTTCTTGTAACTGGGTGTCTTGGTAGAAGGCTAGTACGTCTCCTACGTATGCAGCCATCTCTATAAACATCGTACCGGGCGAAGTTGGTGAGAAATCGTTGTATGTGTCTGGGAAGTAATTCTTAGTGTAGTTTATTAGCTCTTGTTTGAAGCTACTAAACGACTTGTTAATGTACTTTATGTCTCTTTCCTCTGCCATTATAGTTCAAAATTTATTGTAAGCTCGTCAGTTATTCCCGTCTCTCTAATAGCGTATTTTAGCTCAAAGTTTACAAGGTTTTCATCGTAAATTGGAACTAATTGCAAATTCCTTATCTCGACCTGCGGGAAATATATCTGCAAGCCTTGCGTAATATTCTCGGTAGCAATATCAATACTCTCTTGAGTTAAGTTTTCAAAAAGTAAATTTCTAATCCCGGATCCAAATCTAGGGTTAAAAACTCTCTCATTTTGCGCTGTTAAAAAGAAATTTATTAAATTTGTCCTGGTGGCATCTTTGGTGGTGTAGGTAGAATTAAAAACAGCTCTGCTTTGGAAGGGGAGAGCTACTCCTACAGCTTTTCTAGGCTGTAGATCGAGTGGGTTAATCCTACGTACGTTAAAAGCCATATGGTTGACTCTTCTTATCAGCTAGCTTTACGATAGCGGCTGCTTTGTTGATAAAACCTAGCTGAGAGAGATCTAACCCTACTTTAGGTGCTGCAGCGATTGCTGATGCTACTGCTCTAGGATCTTCAGAGACTGGTTTATAGGTTGGCTTGACGGAGTAAGAACTACCTGCAAACATCTCAGACATATTAGCCCTAACGGTGCTCGGTGACTGAGTGTAATCACTCTGGTATTCCTCAGAGGTCATGGCTCTGCTTGTCATATTTAATGCTTCCATGAGTGGATTACCACCCGTAAACTGCAAGGGCTGCTGTTTAGGTGTTCGGTTGGTGCTTACGACACTATATTGATCGGGAGCTGGTTTAGATGCATGTACTGCTTCAGAGAGAATAGTCTTTAACTCCTCTTGAATAGCTTCTCTTACTGCCTCTTTAATTATTTCTTTAAATTCACTGGCTTTCATAATTATAAATAGATTTAGATAATTAGTTGATCAATTCTAAACTTAATTTCATCTACAAGTACTTGTGTTGATG